TTACGCCTCTTTCAAATCCTCCTGATTTTCCATGTGGGACATGTTTGGGACACAAACACCTAAAATAGAGTCAATTTGCCGTGCATGTTCGGTCAGGTGGTTAGGTGCGAGGTGTGCATACCTGCGTACCATTTCAATCGACTCCCAGCCTCCCATTTCCTGCAGAACAGAAAGTGGCACTCCGGCCTGAATAAGCCAGCTCGCCCATGTGTGCCTTAGGTCATGGAAACGGAAATCCTCTATGCCTGCTCTACGGCAAGCTGAATTCCATGCTCTCTGATCGTCAACCCTCATCTTTCTTACCGATTCGGTAATTGACCCATCCGGTCGGTTACCTGCTTTGGTGTGTACAAAGACCCATTTATGATGCCGTCCGATCTGTTCACGAAGCACCCGGCAAGCGGTATCATTCAGTGCTACGCCAATAGCCCTGTTTGATTTACTGTCTTCCGGATTAACCCAGGCAACGCGACGCTGCATGTCGATTTGTTGCCACTCTAGATTGATGATGTTCGACCGCCTTAATCCAGTAGCCAGCGCAAACCTGACAACCGATTTAAGCGGCTCCGGGCATTCATCAATCAACCTTCCAGCTTCTTCAGGCTCGAGCCAGCGAACGCGTTTGTTTCTCACCTGCGGTATTTTTATTACAGGCGCCTTTTCGAGCCATTTCCAGTCACGTTCTGCCGCGCGAAGTATTGCCTTCATCAGAGCAAGATGCTTTGCTTTAGTTGAAGTCGTTACCGGTCTGGATTCGAATGCCGGAACTTCCTTTCCTTTCCTTTCTGCTGCAGCGCATTTCTGCGTCCAGATTTCCTTTGCTTTCCTGTTCTGCATCTTACTGACAGCTGTGTAAATCTTTGCCTCAGTAATATCCTTCAACTTCATCCCTTCAAAATGCTCAAGCCAGAATCCCATCCGGCCTTTATCAGTATCGAGCGATTTCTTATCAGCCTTTTCCTCAAGCCAGCGAAGACAAGCTTCTTCGAACGTCACGTCAGGGAAATCACCAAGGCGATCTACTCGCCAGAGTTCTGATTTCCTGCGGTCATGAAGCTCTTGCGCTTGCCGTTTGTCCGCTGTGCCAAGAGATTCCTTAATTCGCTTCCCGCCCGGGAGCGAGTACGATGCGTACCAGATTTCACCTCTGCGGAAGAGTGACATTTTCGATCCTCTGTTATGCCATCACCCGCGCTCACCGCGACAGTATGCATCGGAGACCGCAGCGCGGCAATGCATGCCTGGCGAGTCGTAAGATAGGGTGATTTTGGTTTTGCGGGGTCTTTGCGTGTGGCCTGCAGTCTTCCTGACCGTATCCAGTTAGTTGCGGTGGGGCGAGATATGCCGAGCATGGCGCAGGCCTCATCGAGTGTGAGGCTGTATTGTTCCATCTGTCACTCCAGTATCAATTTTATGGCTTTGATCATCCCGTTAATTTCATGCATCAACTTCGTCCTTTCTGCAGATCCAAATGGCAGCGTTTGCTTCAAATGATTCATGGCTTCTGCTTCGAGTCGTAGCTTGTTGGCGATTTCATCGCGCACATTCAAATCAGCCATAAAATTCCTCCGGATAAAAATAAACCGCCCTCAGGCGGATTCGGTAGATTCGCTGTTCACGATGTCGTAAAACTGGCCGTAAGTTAGCTTTTGGAAGTTTTCAGGAATTATCACTTCTCCATGGCCCTCTTCTTTGTTGTTGGGAATGGCAAATACCAGACAGTCATCGCGCGATGGATGTTTTCCGCCATTAGTTGAGAGCATGGCAAAACCGAAACCACGACCTGACTGTCCTCCGATGCCAGTGCGCATAATGCCGTAGTGGTTAATGATGTAATCTTTCCATTCAGGAAGGGATTTCAGCTGCTTATTGGCTTCCTGCATTACTGCGTCGAGTTCCTTGTTGAAAGCGCGGCCTTCCTTTGTATTTCCTTTACCCCGGCCAAGAACCACACGCTTACCATCAAACACTTCCTCACGCTTAATTGTCATGGGGCAGGGGAATTCATAACCCTTTTCCCACACAAAACCGTTGAGCAACCCACCGCCGCCGCCCCAGCCGCTGGAAGTTGTCCAGGCAATGGCTCCAACCTTTTTGGCAGCCTCCGGTAAAATGGCATTACGCTGCTCTCTAATGGGGTCGTAACCTGCAATGAGAGCTTTCACATCTTCGCCTTCAACCATGTAGTAATCGAAATATTTACTCTGATCTGACATATTTCCTCCGGGCAAAAAGAAGCCGGCACAGTGGCCGGCAAAGGAATTACGAGGTGTTGGTTTGTAGTGACTCACTCAAAGCAGTAATGCGAGCCACGATGTTTAGTTAAAGAAGGCGCTTCGGCTTTGAGCTTGTAATAGGCTCGCTGAAAGCCTATCTCGCTTCTCCAGTACCTGAATCGCTCCCAGTTGAGATGAAGGCCATTGCGCCATTTATTCATGAGCATTCAGCTTATCTTCCTGCATCATGAGGAAGACGATCATTGCGGCGCGTAGTGGCTTTTCATAAGCGACACTTACTATCCGATCGTCGCAGTCAAATAAGTCCCTAGCGTTAGAAGTAGCACATGGCATGGACGGGTTATCCAGAATAATGCTTATGTTGTTTTCGGTGATAATGGGCCATGCGTCTGCCGGATTGTTACAGGGGTCAAACTTCGCATAGACCTCTTCCCGCTCGACATGCTCCCCAAACTCAACGGTGTTGATCTGGTGTAGCAACTCGATTGCGGATCCATCCCCGCCTCGGTAGGCTTGATTGCCATCAGAAATAGAATCCATTACCAAGCCATTTACTTCTTGGTCACTCAACTTGCTGTAATCCATCATCCTCTCCCTTGCTTCATGCGTAATTCTTCGTCAGCCTGGCAACTCGCGCAGCGCTGGCATCCCGGCACCTTCAGCCGGCGCAACTCAGGTATATCCTCACCACACTCGACGCAATGTTCAGCTGATACGGCGTTGCGGTCGATGCGGTGAGCGGCGATAGCCTGTTCGCGGAGCATTTCTTCAAGCTCGCTGGCTTGGTCGATAATTTCTGCGGTCATATTCTCACCCAGCCTTTACCTTTCAGGTTACGTATAGCCCCGCTTTTACGTAATGCCTGTAAGCGATTATCGACGAAGCGGAAGGGATATGATTTCCCTTCTGCAGCTGCAAGACGCTCTGATTCAGTAGCGACATCTCTGACGTAAATCTTATGGAATGGCGTAGGATGCCCGCCGATTTTGTTCATGATGAGCCTGTCTAGTTCTGTGTATTTGCTCATAGTCAATGCTCCCGGAACTGTCGGTTAATTCGGTTAAGGGTGAACGCCATCAATAAAAAAGGCCGATTTAGCGACCTGGTGATTCGTTGGGGTAGGGTCATGGTGAATCTTCTCCCTGACAGATGACCTTCAATTCAAGTTTCTCCGCAAGGGCTTTCTCTGCCCTTGCTCCGGGTGATTCCTCCCATCCGCTAAGCAGGTAGATAACATCAGCACAGCGCAGCATCGCCAGGCAGATATCCATATATTCGGCCTGTGAAAGGCCGTCAGGAAGAATTGCCGGATTGAGAGCTACATGTCCATTTCGATGATGCCTTGCCGCAGCCAGATTGAATTCAAAGCGATTAAAATCCTGAATTCCGCTCATAGGCCCGGCGATATAAATCTTCATGCCGCCTCCTGCCTTTCCTGATATTCCTCAGCGAGCCGCTGCGCCTTTAAAGGATTGCTGACCTCTTCACCCCATGGCATTAACCAGCCGTTACCAATGAAGGGAAGGCACATTGTGCCAACCCTGATGTCGTCTTGAGCATGTTTCATATCGCTGACTCCAGCTCGTCGAAGTAGAGGCCGGCTTTGATGAAGCCAGCTCGCTTAGATGCCTTATCGATGCATGCCTGTCGCTTGTCCGGGTCAACGTTGAGCAGCGTCTGACGTGTGAACACCTGAGACCTGCCGCGAGGCACCACCACCTTTGCCTTCTTCTCAACCTGATAGATTCGGTCGCGTGTGCCATCGTCACGGATAAACCACTCGGTGGCAGAGATGCTCACCACTTTCCCAACACCGATGTATTTACCAACAACCTTGTTAAATTCAGCGATGGTGTAGCCGAAAATTGCGCACAGCTCCGTTCCGGTTAGCGGGCCTTTAGATAGCTGCCATACCATGCGCTCTTTGAGGCCTGTGAACTTACCGACCCTGCCGGGTCGGCGATAGAAGGGGAGTTTTTTCATGATGACTCACTTAATTATCAGCGCAGGCTTGCCTAATTTAATTACGGCGCCAGGCACATCAACGCCAGCTTCAAGTTGGTGCTTGATTGCCAGCTTGTCAGGCTTGATGACGGTGTCGTATTCGACGAACCGGGGCGGGAGAGAAGAGGCGTCGATAATGTCTACCGACTTCGAAGGTGCACGTACCGTTACCTGATGGATACCCGCCTTAAGTGATTTTTTCCCTGCGGTATCGAGGGAAGTGGCAACATACTCCTTCATGCTCGCCACGCGGTTCTCTGCTGCTTTAGCTCGTTCAGCAAGGCGCTTACTCTCCTCCTTCAGTGCCTCGGCATACGCGGATTCGTTTTTGCAAATAGCGAGAATCTGCTCAACCTTTGCTTCCAGCTCCCATTCAATGCCATCGAGAGTATCGGCGATAATTTCCGGCTCCATGCCAGAATCAGTCAGCTTGGCGAAATCATTCGCGATTTGATAAAGGGCTGTCATTGAGTCACCTCGTCAAACTTCATTTTGCATTCGCTATAAATGGCCTGAACGTTCTGCTGCAGCTTCATGCCTGCTGTCATCTTGTAGGCCGACTGGAAGTTAATCTTCAAATCGTGCATGGTTTCAGCGCGCTCCATCTCATCACACAGAGCCGATACCCTTTCATGCAGCTCCTGCTTTCGCTGTTCTTCCGACAGGATTACTTCGCTTTCTGGCGTATGAGCCATAACCGGCTCCTGATGAATTCCCTCATCTTCATTGATGACGTGGATTGCGTTATCCAGGCGTTCTGCGCGGGGCCAGTACTTACTGGCGCGCTTAACGATGGTCTTCCGCGCCATCTCCTCCCAGAAGTTCTTCCAGGGGCCATTCTTGGCTTTGCTGGTTGCTTCGGTAGCCTTAATCTCTGCCAGGCTCATCTCTTCCGTCAGATAATCACCATCCGGGGTTTTCACCGTGCAGTAGCCGCCAACCACCTCGCCGCGGTCACCGAAAGCGTTATATTTGTGAGTGGGCGCAGTATCGAGTCCGTTCGATTCGTATGTGTCGTTTGAGTAGACCAGCTTGCACTGGCCCCACTTGATTGAACCGGTAGCCTGAGCCAGATGAAGAAGGCCCATATAGCTGATATCGAGACACACCATGCCATCACGAGGAACCAAATAGGCCAGTTTGCTTGCCGGGTTAAGCGTGATACCGATGGCGGCCACGTTGATGATTGCGTTCTGTGCACTGATGGGATTGTTGATTGCCGTCTTCGCCAGGAAGTCATTTTTCTGGAAGAGCTGAATGGCAAACTGGCTTTCTTTAGCCCAGGTAATACTCTGGTCAGTAAGAGCGCCGCAAAATAGCGGCTCTTGCTGACGCACGAATTCGATAATGTTGGCGCTCATAAATGAACCTTGTTGAATCAGAAAGGGCAGGCGGGATACAGGCGATCCCATTCTTTCTCTGCGCGGATATAAGCGATGGCGGACACATAGTCGTTATAGGCCTCTTTGGCCTCGTCACCATGCATCGCTGAAAGTGCCTCGCGAGGTAATGTGGAACATCCCATACGCGTGGGCTCATCCGGGAACAGCGCGATAATTTCTTGCGCCCGGTTATCTATCCACGCATCGCGCTCAACAGTCGCCTGGTGATTGCTCCAGCGCTGTGCTTCGATGCGTTCCTGAACGAGATATGCAGACATGCATCCTCCTGAATTTGAATGTGCAGAGGCCGCCGCGTAATGGCTGCCGGTGTTAATGTGGGGTAGGGGTTTACTTGCCGAGGGCTTTGGAGATGGCTGACGTGGCAAGCATCAACGGATGCTCTTTATCGCAATCTTCAGGTGAGACGCAGCAAACATCTTCCACGTAGTCACGCAATTGACGCAGCGCTTCAAAAAGATCTGGCGCGGCCTGGATGAGCCTTTTATCGGCATCGTTAAATGTCCATCCATCACCACCGACAATGACCGAGTTATTGCAAAGGACTTTATCTTCCCAGTGCCATGGTCCCGGCTTAAATTTTGGTCCTTCCATCATCATCTCCTCAATGACTTAACCCGTTCCCACGCCCATCGAGATAGACGACAACAAGCAGCTCTCTGGTGTATGTGCGTTCAACGCCGCGATGCAGAAACAGCTTGCCGCGAGCGTTAGCTGAGGCTGTCCAGGTAGCATCTTTGTGCTTGACGAGCATTCCGGGCTGAACCGCACCGCGATTAACCTCCTGCGTACCGTAATGGTGAGCTGTCATGCTGCTTTCTCCACGATGTGAGCGAAGCCGGCCAAAATCATCTGCTGGCGATTCAGAGTTAGCTTGCTGCGGGGCGCAGCGACTTCTACCAGTTGCCACTGATAGCCAGAGGCGAGCTGAGTGACTGTGTACTGCTTGCCGTTGTGGGTTACTGTCATGATGCCTCCCGGGCGCGGAGCATTGCGTCAGCAATTTTATATGCGTGGTTAGCGAACAATTCCGGACTATGACCTACGTCGACAATTGCTTGCATAGCCTTAGCTGCGAAGTAATCACGAAGCGTCATGCCGGGGTCTGAGTAGTCTTTAAAGTGATTGGCTTCAATCGTAGGGAATGCCGGTTTTGTATGGTTGTTTTCCATAATCATCTCCTGCGCTTCAGGCCGCGCCGCCGAACGTTGATAAAACCTGAACATCGCGCTCATGCTCGCAATAATGCGGTGGATAGCCGCGTCATAACTGACCGCACTCGTAAATGCGGTGAGGTATGGGCGATAAAAAACCCGCCGGAGCGGGTCTATTCGATGAATTTGGCTTTGGACGTCTCCAATCTGGTTATCTGTTTTTCTAAAGACGCTATTTTTTTCGCTCTTCTTGCATAAAAATCTCTTTCCGCGTCATCTTTACTTGAAAAGACCTCGCTACTTTTGCAGAAATAGCTCCCAGAAACTCCGCTTCTCTTACCTGAAAAATACTTTCCGTCATCCGTGTAGTTTCCATCAATCTGAAACAATCCGACTGAAAGTGCATATTTTGTTAACCAAACCACCATACCCTTACCCTCTGTAGTTACCCGCAAAAAAGGCCGCCTAAGCGACCTATTCGATATGTTCCAGAATCTTGTTGGCGAACAATATGGCTTGTTCCTTTGTGAGAACCATACATCCGCTCGCGCTGTAGATACTCAGTTCAAACAACCCTGCATCACCATCTGCATTTTCGTAAAACTGCATGCAGCAGGTGTCACCATCCCTGTCATCAAATTCAAATGTCGGCCAATCTGGCGAACGTAATGTCGTTCGATCTTGAAACATTGCCTCACCTCAATAAGTTGTTATCCCCACCAGGAACCATTTTCATCTATCCATTCACACCATTGGTCAACCGTCCATTTAGATGAATCGGCATCAGGAACACGGCATGAGTAAAGCCCCTCCCTGTAAAGTCGGCGCTTAGTTTTTTTCAGCATATTGCCCTCAATAAGTTGTTATTAACGCGAAATGCTTTGGTGGTGAGCGCAGCCGGGCGACTAACTCCGGTCGCGTACTCATTGCCAAGCGCCTCCGCCGAGAAGGTTAGCTTCTGCGATCACCCCAAAACATTCCATTCTGTGGAAACCCCCGGCAAACCCGGGGGAACCATCGCAGCTGCACGATGGATGCAGCACGCCGATCAAAAGTTATTTACTCTGGTTGATTAAGCTCTGCCGTCGCATACGCTCTCCTTAGTTGGTTGTTGGTTGATTTGCCGGGTGGCACTCGTAAATGCCACCTGGTAAATCGCTTGTGAGCAGCATTGCCGTTCATCCTGAACCCGCCGCGCTCCCGACGCATGGTTTACTGTCGCGCCGTTCGACTGACCGAATCTCAACTTCGCCGCTGGCTAACTTCGCTCAGCTGTCGATTTCGTTTCGATGGGGTAACAATACTAGCGGTATTAATTTATAGCAATACCGTGAGTATTAATAAATTGAGAATTAATACTATTGGTATGAAATATAAGGGAATTTATTTTTGTAAATCTCAGTGATATGCAACAAAAAACAGCAAATAGGGTGTCAGTTATGATGGACGAAGAGCGTGCAGGCATGATCGGCTGCGCCATTGGTGCAGCTATCGTTCAGCTTATAGGTGACGGGAAGGTGATAAACAGAGATAACCTGGTCGAGCAGCTGGAGCAGAACCGACGCGATACCGGCAACGTGATAGGGAAGGGCGTGAACAGGGATGCAGCGGAGATAGTGCGGAAAGGGCAATAAAAAACCCGGCGCGGTGGTCGGGTTATTCTTGTCCCCTGGTCAAATTATATAGTTGGAAAACAAGGATGCATATATGAATGAACGATGCAGAGGCAATGCCGATGGCGATAGTGGGTATCATGTAGCCGCTTATGCTGGAAAGAAGCAATAACCCGCAGAAAAACAAAGCTCCAAGCTCAACAAAACTAAGGGCATAGACAATAACTACCGATGTCATATACCCATACTCTCTAATCTTGGCCAGTCGGCGCGTTCTGCTTCCGATTAGAAACGTCATGGCAGCAATCAGGATTGCTATCATGGTTCCTGCATATGATGACAATGCCGCCCCAAGACCATCTCTATGAGCTGAAAAAGAAACACCAGGAATGTAGTGGCGGAAAAGGAGATAGCAAATGCTTACGATAACGTAAGGAATTATGACTATGTAAACACCAGGCATGATTCTGTTCCGCATAATTACTCCTGATAATTAATCCTTAACTTTGCCCACCTGCCTTTTAAAACATTCCAGTATATCACTTTTCATTCTTGCGTAGCAATATGCCATCTCTTCAGCTATCTCAGCATTGGTGACCTTGTTCAGAGGCGCTGAGAGATGGCCTTTTTCTGATAGATAATGTTCTGTTAAAATATCTCCGGCCTCATCTTTTGCCCGCAGGCTAATGTCTGAAAATTGAGGTGATGGGTTAGAAATAATATCCTTGGCAACCTTTTTTATATCCCTTTTAAATTTTGGCTTAATGACTATATCCAATGAGTCAAAAAGCTCCCCTTCAATATCTGTTGCCCCTAAGACCTTTAATATATCGCCAAATACAGGTAGCTTGGCTTCTACCTTCACCGTTGTTCGGCCGATGAAATGCATATGCATAACATCGTCTTTGGTGGTTCCCCTCATCAGTGGCTCTATCTGAACGCGCTCTCCACTGCTTAATGACATTCCTTTCCCGATTAAAAAATCTGTCAGATCGGATGTGGTCGGCCCGAAAACAGTTCTGGCAAAACCAATGGTGTCGCCTTCAACAAATAAAAAAGATGGGAATCCCAATGATTCGTCATCTGCGAGGCTGTTCTTAATATCTTCAACTGAAGCTTTAGAGCGATTTATCTTCTGAACCAGACTCTTGTCATTTGTTTTGGTAAAGAGAAAAGTTTTTCCATCGATTTTATGGATATACAAATAATTGGAGCTAACCTTCAGGTGATGATTATCAGCCAGCAGAGAATTAAGGAAAACAGACAGGTTTATTGAGCACTTATCTTTCCCTTTATTTTTGCTGCGGTAAGTCGCATAAAAACCATTCTTCATAATTCAATCCATTTACTATGTTATATTTTGAGGGGAGTGAAAATTCCCCTAATTCGATGAAGATTCTTGCTCAATTGTTATCAGCTATGCGCCGACCAGAGCACCTTGCCGATCACACCAGCCGCAGCTTCGTCTCTACAGCAACACCGATAATTCGACAGTTACCATTAACTGGCACCAGAGGCCATTGCGGGTTTAGGCCCTTTAGGTACTTCTGCGCGCCATCGATAACCAGCTTCTTGAATGTTGCCTCATTAGAATCAGACAGCTTTGCTATTACCAGGCTGCCATTGATCGCTTCGCGGCCCGTATCGAAAAGAACGAAGGTACCTTCAGGGATGCTAAGACCAGCTGGAGCTGTCATCGAGTCACCATCCACCTGCAGCCAGAACGCCTCCCCCTGAATATGAGCATCTGATTCAAGCCAAAGGTCTATATCCTTTAGAGTGTACGGCTCAACAGCCTCGCACCATGCGCCGGCCTGTACCTTGCTAAGGACGGGATATTTTGAGCCAGGTGAATAATGCCCGGCGAACGAAGTATTTTCTGACGCTACCGAACTCATATCAGAGATGTCCTTCGCCAGGGAAGGGCTGAAGTCCGAGACACTAACCCCAAGAAGCCTGGCAAAGACCGATGCTACCGCTGTATTTAAGGCATTCCTTCCATTCAGGTAATGGCCGACGGCACCCTGAGATATGTCCAGCGCGTCCGCAATGGATTGCTGAGTAATACCCAGTTCTTTTTTCTTCGCTTCGTAAAGGGCTTTTAAACGCTGTGAATCAGCCACTTGAGCGGTGGTGAGGATCTTTTTCTTTTCCATTATCAGATATTAATACCAAATCTCATATTTTAAAAATACCGCAGGTATTGCTTTATGTAATACTTCTGGTATTGTTTGGTTATGCACTCAAAGGAGCAACCACATGAAGATTTCTTTAGCTGAGTTTGTTGGCGAGGTAGGTCAGGCCAAAGCAGCTGACGCTATCGGTGTACACCAGACGGCAATCAGCAAGGCAATTAGGGTTGGGCGTCAGATTTTTATCAACCGACTGCCCGACGGGAAAATCAAGGCTGAAGAAATCAAGCCTTTCCCGCACAGCAAAACCCCGTAAGTACTACCGCTCTTTAACAATCTGGAACCCAATTTTACTCGGCTGATTAGTCAGCCGACTCAACAACTTATTAAGGATTTTAACTAATGGAAAACACAACTACCCGAAACAAAGCCCAGGCTCGAAAAATTGAGTCCTGGATCCTGAATCAGATTGCATTGAAAGGCGCCTCAAATGTGGCCAAGGCAATCGGAATGGATAAATCAGGCATTACCCGCTGGAAAGAAAACATGCTGCCGAAGCTGGCGATGCTCTTAGCGGTTCTGGAGTGGGGTGTCGTAGATGACGACATGGCGAGACTTGCAAAGCAGGTCGCGGCGATCCTCATAAATGAAAAACCCCAAACGAGCGGCAACTCGTTCAGGGCTTAAGACACTGTGTTTCGCCAACAAGTATCAGGAGTTAATTATGCCTAAGAACAAGCGTTTTTACCAGGACGAAGTTCATAAGAACGTTGTCCGCGGTCGGTTCCTCCGCTCGGTAAGCCCGGTCACGTTTGAAAAGCTGCGTGACCTCCTGAACCAGCACAAAGGCAAGAAGGAGTCAGATCGTGAGTAACGTAGCTTATGACAACGTCACACCGTTAAGGCCTCATCTGGAGGTCGTGGAGCTTAAAGTGGCCGACCTCGATGACGGGTACGCCAAACTTTCCAACATGCTTCTTGAAGAGTATGCCGGTGCCGATCTGACAAAGCGTCAGTTCAAAGTCCTTCTGGCAATCCTGAGAAAAACCTACGGATGGAATAAACCGATGGACAGGATTAGCGATTCTCAAATTTCCGAGATAGCGAAACTTCCTGTAAAGCGGTGCAACGAGGCGAAGCTGGAGCTTGTCAGGATGGGGCTTATCAAGCAGCAGGGCGGCATGTTTGGCCCCAACAAAAACATCTCAGAATGGCGCATCCCTCAAAACGAGGGAATATCCCCTAAAACGAGGGAGAAAACATCCCTCAAATTGAGGGAGTCATATCCCTCAAAACAGGGGGACACAAAAGACACTATTCAAAAGACAATAAAAACAACTACCCCCTTACCCCCAGAGGGGGAACAGGCAGGGCAGCTTTCAAAACCAGCAAAACGCAAGGCAAACCGAATCGACTACGAAGCGTATCTGAATGCCTACAACGAGGAAGTGGGTGAGCTGCTACCGCACGCCGTAGCGCTGAACGACAACCGCAAGCGCAAACTCCAGAAACTCATACCCCAGCTCAAAACGCCAAACGTCGAAGGGTGGCGGGCATACGTCAAAGCGTTCGTTCACCAGGCAAAGCCGTTTTACTTCGGCAAGAACGACACAGGCTGGTCGGCTGACATCGATTACCTGCTGAGAGACAAAACGCTCCTGGGTGTTCGTGAAGCGAAGTTTGCAGAGAGGGCGCAGCCATGAACCAGGACATCGAAGCGAGCGTTATCGGTGGGCTGCTGGTAGGCGGTTTAACTCCTGCAGCTGGCGAAGTGCTGGCGACGCTAAACCCAGAAGCATTCCAGGTTCCTCTGTACCGGAAAGCTTTCACGGTGATTCAGAGCCAGGCGCGGCGCAGAAACCTCATCGACATGATTATGGTCGCCGAAGAGTGCGGGAATGACGGCTTCGGCCACATCATCGAAACCGCCCGGTCATGCCCCAGCGCGGCAAACCTCAAAGGCTATGCCGGAATGGTTGCAGAGCAGCATCAGCGCCGGCAGGTGGTCGCACTTCTGGATGAACTCAGGGAGCCGATCGCAAACGGCACGCTGGATAACTCAAGCAGCGCACTGGATGAGCTTTTCAGCCGACTCAATGCAGTACGAAAGCCGAAAGATATGATTCGTCCTGCGCATATCAGCGAGCTGCTCGACGGTTACGCGGAACACCTTGAGAGCCGACTTCGAAAAGGCGATGAGTCCGACACGCTCAAAACCGGTATCGATCCGCTGGATGCCATCACCGGCGGCATGAACCCGGAAGACCTCGTAATCGTCGCGGCTCGTCCTGGTATGGGGAAAACGGAATTTGCGCTCAGAGCGACTGAGGGTGTCGCGAACCGTCTCATTCCGGGCAGTAACCAGAAGCGCGGCGTCATTATTTTCTCGATGGAAATGAGCGAGCTGCAAATCGTTGAGCGCAGCGTGGCCGGCGCCGGGAATATGTCTGTCAGCACCCTGCGTAACCCGGCGCGCATGAACGACGAATCATGGGCGAGGGTGGCTCAAAGCATCGGGCAGCTTCAGGGTCTGAATATCTGGGTCGTCGATTCATCGAAGATGACCGTTGAGCAGATCCGCGCAGTAGCCCAGCGTCACAAGGAAGAGCATCCGTCGTTGTCACTCATCCTCGTCGACTATCTCGGACTCATCGAGAAGCCAAAGGCTGAACGTAACGACCTGGCAATCGCGCACATATCCTCTGGACTGAAGGCGATGGCTAAAGACCTCAGAACCACTGTGATAGCGCTTAGCCAGTTATCACGTGACGTCGAGAAACGCCCCAACAAGCGACCAACCAACGCTGACCTGCGCGACTCAGGAAGCATCGAACAGGACGCTGACTCAATCATCATGCTCTATCGCGAAGCTGTGTATGACGAGAACAGCAGGGCGGCTCCCTACGCTGAAATCATAGTCACAAAGAACCGGTTCGGAACGCTGGGGACTGTGTATCAGCGCTTCACAAACGGTCACTTTCATGACTGCGACCAGGAAGAAGCCAGAGAGGCGTCAACCTCCAGCCAGCAAACAACAACCCGTCGCTACCATAAGGGGGCCGACGTATGACAGGCAGACAAGCAATTCTCATCTGGCTGCAAACGCACGACACATTCAGAACCGACGAGATAGCTGAGGCGCTAAACATCGAGCGATCTGTAGTGACTTCAGCAGCTCAGGCAATGACGCGTAATGGCGAGGCGGTAGTAATTCATCGCAAGTGGCGAAGCAACACCTACAGGGCAACGACAGCGGAAGAGAAGGCCGTTATCGGCCCTGACACCGGCATCAACGTTATCTGCGCTGAGTGCCGCAACAGTCCGGTGATGAAACGAATTCTAACGGTATATGGGAGAGCATCAGCATGAACGAGGCAAAGCTAACCGAAGTCTTTGTGACGAAATACGCCCTTACATCGGGTCCGTTCCGTGTTATGGCGGAAGTTAATGAGAGTAAAGGGATGTGCGTGTACAAAACCCCCGGCAGTTATTTCCATCAATACGCTCACGGAAATGATTTTTGGCTGACCCAGGAAGATGCTCTGGCTGATTGCGATCGCCGCCGTGCCGCGAAGATTAAATCTATCGAGAAGCAGAAAAACAAACTGGAATGCATGACTTTCACTATCGTGGAGGCATCAGCATGAGCGAAGTAAAAATTCACACCGTAAACAGCGAAGATTTATCGCCACGTATCGTCGGTGAAGGCTTCTGCACTGACGTGGTTCGTTACAGCGACTATGCCGCACTGGAAGCAAAGTGCACGGCGCTGGCTGCTGAACTTAGCGTCGTTGACGCAATTCACAATGACGCCTTGTACATCTCTGACGACCACTATGATCAGTGCCCTCCTGAAGTGCAGAAAATCATCGGTCATTTAGCCTTAATGCAGATTCCTGAATACAACGCTTTCATCGCAGAGCAGCGGGCTAGCGCGGTAGATGAAGTTTGCTTGAAAATTAGCAACGCCATCGTTAATTGCTATCAGGACGAACAGGTTGGGCTTGATGCAGCAGCAACCATCTGCGGTGACTTCGCCGCCCACCTGCGCAACGAGGTGAAAGTATGAGCAAGTTAACTCTGAGGGTTTGCCTCAGCCACTTCGCAAACACGCTTTTCAGAATGCATCAACAACCTTTTTCAGATGAGTGGGACGCGCGATTAAATGAGTTGCTTGACCACGGAGAGATAGTTGACTGCCGTGAAAATACGTTGACCATCAAGTACCTCGGAAATGAAGTAGACATCTGGTGCTCAAATAAGTGGTATTCATTCGGCCATGCGTGGCGCGTTAACGGATTCTATGTCGACATTAATCGTCAGTATCGACCTCGTATCAACACAATGGTGAGGCTTTGGGATGTATTCCAGACTGAGAGAAACATGGCGCTCGATAACGAATACCTGTCTTTGTTCAGGGAGGGTGCAGAATGAATAACACCAACGAAATGACGGCGAAGCTGAAAGCGGCGGAGCCTTACGAATTGAAATTTTCGCGTCTTTGGGAGCGATATGACGAAGCGAGCCACAGCAACGCAGAGCATATGCGCGACATCCTGGAACTAACGCTTGATGCACTGGAAAACGCCGAGCGTCGTATTGCGAAATATGACCGTGACGCACGAGCACTGACAGAGGCTCTCGAATCCGCAGAGAAGCGTATTGCTGAGCAACGAGAATATTACGAGAGCGTTATCGCTGACGGCAGTAAGCGCATCGCAGAGCTGGAATTCGACCTTGGTCGAAATCAGGAAAAGCTCAAAGAAATGCGTGAAGCTGAGCATGAAGTATCTAGTAGATACGTGAACCTACGGAGAATACTTGGCACGGACTCACTGAAGCATGGAGAGAATCACTTCGATGCCACCGAGGCCGCTGCAGGGAGCCTCAAGGCTGGAATAGATTCAAGAAGGCTCACCGTGAAGCTGCCGCCAGTAATGCGCATCGAAGAACCCGGATTGTCATTCAACGCTTATGGTCAGAGCGGCGTACAGAATGCGCTATACGAAGCCTGCGCCGCCGCTGGCATCAAATTGCAGATAGAGGCGGAGTGAGTATGAAGTACGAAATACCAGAGTCAGAAGATATTGAATGGCAACAGAACATGCTCCGTGAATTGTCAGATCGTCTTGACGAAATCGCAGGTAACGATGACCGCACCACTAACGAACCGCTGGATGATGCTATCAAAATTTTAGAAGCACTTCGCGCCTATTCTGGATATTGAGGACTAACCCATGACACTGAGCAAAGAAAGGCTGGAAGAAATCGCAGAGCTTGCGCGAAAGGAGAATTACAAACCCTGCGCCATGCATATGACTAACCTGATCGCTGTATGTGATAGCGAGGTAATTGAAGAAATGGCCCGCCGGCTGCTTGCCGCCGAAGCGCAGGATCCTGTTGGATTTTTAATTCGCGATAAGTATACGCCCGGAGGTTACTTCAGCCATAAAAATTCAACCGTTAATATCAGCCAGGAAGACATCTGCGAGCACGAGGTCAGCGCAACACCACTCTACGCCGCCCCGCAAGTGGCTAATCCAGTGCAGGATAGTCAGGCTGTAGCCTACCAGGTGGCGCTCCAGAACTTCCGCATCGCTATGGAGGGGATCGGTCATATTCGCCGCACGCTGGAAGAGACTTTCGGCGGGCTGCACGGTACGCATGCTGAGCCGGATGTGCTGGTTGAGTGCAAAGCTATCTGCGATGCCATCTGTGAGGCATACCGCCAGGCAGAGCAGCCAGTGCAGGTGCCGGATGAAAACGGTAACCTGCCGTGCCCCTTCTGCGGCGGAAAATGCGATGCTGAAGGGTGGATGGGAAGTTACGACGAGGGGGTTCCTTTGTGCGGCCCAGAGTGTGAAGACTGTGGAGCTACCGCTATCAGCCTTAAGGAGTGGAATCGTCATACCGTCATGCCAGCCGCAGCACCGCAGCCGGAGAGTGAATGATGCCTTCATTCATCACTTACATCTTCGCTGCAGCATGGATAGCAGACGCCATCAAATCACTACTGTGAACGAAGCCCTGAAAGGGGCTTTTTTGTTGCGTGACGTTTTGATAATTATCTGCTGATACGTCATAATTGTGTTGTCAGCCTGAACAACTGACAACCTGAGCATCGCGCCGCAATGGGGACATTATGGCGCACACACAATCTGAACTCCTCACCCTGTCACAGATGCTGAAAAGCACCTGCGATTTTCTGCATTCTGCGTTACCTATCGGGGGTGGCGTATGAACATCCCTCAATGCGGCATCAAGCTGCACTCCGGCAACTTCGCGGCTATCGGCAAGATGCTGCAGGAGCAACTCGCTACCGGTCAACCTCTGCGCCTGCAGGTCAAAGAGTGGCGCGAGAAACGTAGCCTGTCGCAGAACTCACTTTCCCATATGTGGTATCAGGAAATCAGCGAATACCTGATTAAATCCGGCCGCACCGACGCTACCCCAGAGTGGGTTAAGCGCAACCTCAAAAAGACCTACCTCGGCTGCGAAGAGGTCACCTACACCGACTTCATCACCGGGGCCAAAGAAACCACCTGGGAGCCACGCCACACATCTCAACTCGATACCGGGGAGATGCATATCTTCCTGTGCAAAGTCGAGGCGTGGTGCGCTCAGTTTGGGCTGGCGCTGACTATCCCTAACGGCTGTGAATATCAGCAGCTGCGCGATAAGCAGGAGGCATGATGCATAGTCCTCTCGCTAAAGTCATTGAGCGCGCAATCTTCCGCATGCCAGCGCGCCGACGCAAAAATTCGCCTTCACCGTCAGAAATCCCAACCCTCAAGGGCTACACCGCCCGTCTCGTCGATCAGAAATGGCTGCGCCTCGCGGCACGGAGGAATCATGGATAAGTTGCCACGCAATTTCGGCTGGAATCGCCTGAAGCTGGCGACGCTGAGCTATGAGGAAATTTCGAGGCTTGAAGATGACGTTAAGGCGAATCATGCCTGCAGCGACGGCATCAACATGTACGACAAGTCCGGATACAAGAAGTTGGATGCATTGAGCTGGGCCGTTTATCACAAGCAGAAGGCTGAGCGTAAAGGAGAGGCTAATCATGGCTAATCTACCTCGCCGCAAGTGCAAAGTATGCTCCGCCTGGTTCATTCCCGCATACGCCAATATCCGTTGGTGCAGTCCTGAGCACGGCGCTATCTACGCTCTCGAACTCCGCGCAAAAGAGAAGGTGAAAGCCGAGGCTAAGCGTATAAAGGCTCAGCATGAGGCTGAGCGAGAGAATCGCCAGCTGATGGCTGAGAAAAGGCAGCAGGTTAAGCCACTCAGCTACTTCATCAAACAGGCTCAGCAGGCTTTCAACGAGTTCATCCGCTACCGCGACCGCCATCTGCCGTGCATCAGCTGCGGCCGTCATCATGAAGGCCAGTACCACGCAGGCCACTTCCGCACGACTGGTGCCAACCCTGAGTTGCGCTTCAACGAAGACAACTGCCATCGCCAGTGCGCCCCCTGTAATAACCACCTGTCAGGGAACCTTATCAACTACCGTCCGGCGCTCATCCAGAAGATAGGGCAGGCACGATTCGATGCCCTGATGGGGCCGCATGAATTACCAAAGTGGAGGCGTGAAGACTATATCCGCATCCGTGACGAATACCGGGCAAAGCTCAAAGCAATGAAGCAGGAGGAAGCAGCGTGAACGTTCAAAACACTATCGCATTGCTGGAGATGTTCAGGGGCAGAAACGTCTCAGCTGTTCGCACTCCTGCAGGTGTCATTTTCATGGGAGTTGCAAACCTATCCCCAGAAGAGAAGAAGCGCCTCCTCTCAATCCCACAGATGGAACTGGAAGCAGCGTTACGGTGGCAGCAATGACCAGACACCAGATAGAGCAGTACGAGCGCGATAGCCTCCTCCGTGCCGGCTTCAGATTCAATGCCAGGCGCAACCCCGGGGACGACACAGCACAGCAGATTATCCGCAACAGTGAGCGCCGTAAGGCAGAGAAAAAACAGGCAGCAGGAGAGATGGTATGAGAGCGCAAGACTTAGAATATGTACGCCAGCAGCTTATCACCGCCACTGCGGACCTTAGCGGTGCGACAAAGGGCCAGCTGGTAGCTTTTGCTGAGAGCGCTATGTTTGAGGCGACCAGACGCAGCCGTGGACGGAAGAAGGTGCTCAACCCTGCCAATGGTCGAATGATGAACCCAACAAGCCCGCCCATTACCGGGCAGCAGTCACGCGCAAAAGGCTCGCATATCCCGCTTGTTAATCACGTCGAGTACTGCACAGCATCATGGCGCCGCGCACTCATGTCACTCGAGGAGCATCAGAAGGCATGGCTGCTCTGGAACTACAGCGAGAACATCCGCTTCGAGCATCAGGTTACTATAACCCAGTGGGCGTGGACAGAATTCAAAGAGCAACTCGGCACGAAGAAGGTTGCCGGGAAGACAATGGAAAGGCTGAAGGCATTAGTCTGGCTGGCGGCGCAGGACGTAAAAGCTGAACTGGCAGGAAAGGAAACCTACGAATATCAAAAGCTGGCTGAGCTGGTAGGCGTCACGCCAAAGAACTGGTCTGAGACATTCACCGAACGGTGGCTGGAAATGAAGTCCATCTTTAAACGGATTGATAGCGCAGCTTTATTACAGGTAACGCGATCACGTTCACAACAAAAGGCGACAAATTTCTCACCAAGTCTTGCAAAACTGGATTGA